CACCCCCTCCTCCTCCCGACCCCCTAAAGGCGGCGCAGGCCAATTCCCTTTTCTACCGATCCTCGCTGGAAACCTACGTTGAAAAGGCTCCAGACATTGCGGCCTTGGAAAACGCCCTTCGGATCAAGTATATGCCCGAACAGCGTCAGTTGGAACGCCAGCTTTCCGCAGCCGACCAGCTTGCCCAGGTTCAGACCGGTCTCCAGCTTGAGAGGCAGTACGGACCACAGCGCACGATGGAAACCCTTCGTCGGCAGTACGAGTATAGCCCAGAAGCCTTTGCCTTGAATCGTGCGATGGGCGGACAGCTTGCCCGTCAATTTGAACGCACCTATGGGCAAAGCCCGTTTGCCAGCGTGGAGCCAATGGTTGCATACGGCGGCGGTGTGGCTCCGGTCAATTACACCGGCGGCATTGCTCCGCAGATTGGTGCGCCTGCCTATACAACCGAGATTGGTGATGTGCTTGCAAGAAATGTTGAAGCTCAGAAATTGACCACTCAAAAGTTCAAAAAGGGCGAAATTTAATGGCCGGAACAATTAAAAAAAGTGATTTTTCACTATCCAGAGCAACCCGTTATCGCGTAAACGAGCAAACTGGACAGGTTGAGGAATTGCCTGGATTTAATGTAAGCATAACTGCGGCAATGCAGAATAATGCAAATTATGGTCCTGCAATAAAGAACACAAGGGAACGCGCAAAGGCTTTTGATGCAGAAGCAAAGAATTACGAGTTTGAAAAGGTATCTGATGCCATTAATGCGGCGTCAAAAAAGACACGGCAATCAGTGGCCGATCTGGAGGCTCAATATCGTGACCAGCTTTCTCAAAATCAAACCTACAACACGCTTGCAGAACAGATTGCCGGACTTACGGGCGGAGTGAGATCAAGGTCAAATATGGATGCATTTAATCAGGCCGTCTCAACGCTTGGAGGAGAAAGAAACTACGGGGCATCCGATCTTGGAACCCGCCTGAACTTTCAGGTGTCCGACCAGCAGATTGTTGACGACTACAACTCCACACGCCTTGGTCGTCTTAACCGAATTGTTGAGGATGGCAATTCGCAGATTGCGGGGATTCAGGCTCGCCTCGACGCGGCCAACCAGCTTTATGAAGGACTTCCAAGCGGAGACCCACGGCGCACATCCGCCAAGGTTTCCATTGATCAGCTAAAGGCAGACCTTGCCAGCGTCCAGGGCGCAGTCACCAAGGCCGGACAGCAGATCACCGACTTCAAGCCAATTACTCCGACCGATGCGGAGGGACTGAAAGAGATCACGGCGTTCCGCGAGTTTGTCAAGTTGCCAGAGGAGCGTGCCAGCGATCAGTTAAGGCAAATTGACCCAGAAGCCTACAAGACCGCAGTCGGCCTAGGGCAACGCTATCGTCAGCTTGCGACCGAGGAGTTGCCTGCAACGACGACTCCGCAGACCGAGCAATTGCGCCAGACCATCGAGCAGGAAGCACTCAACCAGCTTCGCCTTGGCTCGACCTTGGGAGCCGAGGAAAGGCGTGGATACGAACAAGCAGTGCGTGCCGCCCAGACCGCCCGTGGAAACATCTTCGGTCTTGGACCGGCAGTGCAGGAAGCGGCGCAGTTAGGTGCGGCTGGTGAGCAACGCAAACTTGCCCGATATGGCGCGGCACAGCAATTCCTAGCCTCCGGCGAGACCACCGGAGCTTCCCAGGCTCGCGATCTTGCGCTTCGCGAGGGATTGACCCAGCAACGCCTTGGTGCGGCTTCCGGCTTCTTGGCTGGCGGACCTTCGCTTGCCAACCTTGCACAGCAACGGCTCGGCCAGCAGAATATGGCTGCCCAGCAGTACATCCAAGCCAACCAGCCTCTGCCCGGCCAGTTCCAGACGCAAGGCATGCCACAGCAGTTCTATCAAACCGCCAATCCCGCTATTCCTGTTCAGCTTGCCAGCAATGCGGCCAGCATCTACGGAACTATGTCCGACTACCAGGCCAACACATACGGAGCCTACACCCGTGCGTTGGCCTCCCAGCCGACCGGCGCACAGCAATTTGGCTCGATTCTTAGCGGAATCAGCGGACTTATCCCGAGTTTCAGCTTCAGCAAGTAAGGAGAGTTTATGCCGTTTCAATTCAATATCGAGGGGCCGGAAACCAAAAAGCAACGCGAGCTTCAGATGCAAAACGCTGAACTCAACGCTAGGATTCTTCAGCGTAGCCTTGAGAAGGAAGATCCGATGGTTCGTGGAAAGCAAATTGATGAATCTCTTGCAATTTTTAATGATCCCAATTCAACACAAGGTCAAAAATCTGCAGCATGGGCAAGGATGAATGAGCTTAGTGGATCAAGAATGGTGGAGGGATTTGGGCAAGTTCCACTTGCAATTCCTCAAAATGAAGTTGACAGGAATCTTTACGAAAGAACTGAGGCAATGGCAAATAGGCTTGAATTTATGAATCAGCAAATTCAAGAAGCAAAGGCTTCTGGAAATATGGCTCGAGCCGCATCTCTTGAACAGGCCAGGGATATTCAATTTAAGAGTGCAAAAGAGAATTGGAAGAAATTGCCGATTAAAAGCGCGGAAGACCTTGCCGATATCAAATCAGTCATTGACCTTGGTCAGCAGGCATTGACGGCTGTTAGGCCGGATCTGTACGGACCGATTGATGCCCCGCTGGGTGCGCTGGGCGCATCGGTCGGAATGGCTCCAGATTACACAAAAATGAATCAGGCATTTGCTGGAGTTAGGAATCAGATCCTAAAGGCAAGATCCGGTGGCGCGGTAACCCCGCAAGAAGCGGACAGATTTATTGAGGAAATTGGAACCCCGATGGCCGGAGACTTTGGAGACAGGTTGCAACTATTCACGGTGCAGAGAAAGGGTGAATACATGAACAAATTGCAAGCCCTTCAAGATGCCGGATACGAAATACCAGATTCGTTAAAGTTCTCAACATCGAGGGTCGGAACACAACAGGGCGCGCAAGCCCCCGCCGGACAGGGAGCGGGGCAAGCCGGGGAAAGACCCCGCCTTAAGTTTGTGCGTGATGCCCAAGGCAATTACGTTCCGGCGCAATAATGCCGATTATTGATATCGAGGGGGTGGGGGAGATTGATCTTCCCGACGACGCAACGCCTGAAGATATTAACAGGGTTGTAAACAATGTTGCACAGGCCAGGCAAGCCGTTGCCCCTAGGGGTGTTGAGGAATATATTCCAAGGCAACTGGGTCTGACCATAAGGGGAATGACCGGTCCGGTTTCAGCCGGAGCCGGGGTAGGAGCCGCGCTGGGGGCGACTCTCGGTGGTGTTGGCGCGGCTCCTGGTGCGGCCGCCGGAGCGGTTGCCGGAGCAACGCTTGATATTGTCCCAAGGATTTACAACACCATTGCTGAAATGGCGGGATCGGAAAGGCGTTTGCCCCCGCTGGGCGATGTGCTTGAGAGGATCAAAACGGATGTTGGCTTGCCGGAGCCAATCACAACAACCGAGAAGGTTGCCCAGGGAGCAATGGAGGCAACGACATCGCTGGCCGCGCCTCTTGGTGCTGGAAGATTTTTAACCCAAGCCGCAAGCCCAAGCCTAAGAGCCGCCGGAACCATTCTTTCTGAACAACCCTATATGCAGGCCATCCAAGCACCGCTGGCTGGTGGCGCGGCTCGCCTTGCCGAAGAGAAGGGTGCTGGAACAGCCGGACAGGTTGCCGCCGGTGTTGGTGCGGCCGCGGTTCCCACGCTTGCCAACATAACCTCTCAGGCAATCAAAACCGGGCTTCGTGGTGGACTAAGGGCTGGAGCCGGTGGCACACAAGCCGCAACGCCTGAGGAGATTGCCAGAAACATTGAAACATTTAGGGCTGCCGGAACCACCCCCACGGCTGGACAGGCCACCCAGCGAATACCGGTAATGCTTGCAGAAAGCGGAATGTCCAGAATCCCAGGATCGGCTGGTGTGGTCAGGGAGTTTGCCGGAAGACAGCAGAAGCAAATTTCAGAGAAGTTGGCGCAAATAAGGGAGGAGCTTTCGCCGGTTTCAGAGCCAAGCGTGGCCGGAACCGCTATTCGTGAAGGCGTGCCGGAGACATTTGCGGCCAAAAGGGGCGTGGAAAGACGGCTTTACTCAGATATCGAGAATTACATCCAACCCAACATGCTTGTCCAGCCGTCCAACTTCAAGGGTACGCTTGACCAGATTTCGGGCGGGATTAAGGGTGCGCCTGCCTTGAGCGAGGTTATGTCCAATCCGAAGCTGGCCTCGATTCGCACCGCATTTGAGGCCGACTTGGACAAGAAGACCGGAACCCTGCCATACGAGGCAATCAAGAGCCTTCGTTCAAGGATCGGTGAAAACCTTGCCGGAATCAGCATCCTAAACGATGTGCCTAGGGCTGAGTTTAAGAGGCTTTATGCCGCGCTTTCCGAGGATATGAGGCAAGCCGCAGCCAAGGCCGGTCCTGGCGCGGTTAAGGCTCTCAATCGAGCCAACAAATACAGCGAAGCAATGCACGCGAGGGCTGACAAACTTCAGAGCTTTATCAATCGACAGGAGCCGGAAGCCATTTTCCAAGCCGCGCTACAAGGCTCCAAGATCGGTGGAACCAGACTTGCGGCCTTGATGAAAAGCCTTCCGAGGGAAGATCAGAAGGCCGTCACATCCGCGTTTGTCGCCAGAATGGGCATGGCTCCGTCCGGCCTACAAAACGAGGCTGGGGAAATTTTCAGCACAAACACCTTCCTAACCAACTGGAACAATCTGAGCAAACCGGCTAGACAACAACTTTTCGGCAGATATGGTTCCGAGTTTTCCTCAAACATGGACAAGATCGCAAGAACCGCAGCCCTTATCCGAAGGGGCGGGAATATCCAGCCAAACCCCAGCGGCACGGCTGGAGCCTTGATGCAGGTGGCAACAATCACCAGCTTGGCCGGATCTTTTGGGGCGGGTAAGTTTGGCTTTGCCAAGGGCATCCTGGGCGTGCTTGGGACCAGCTATCTTGGTAGCAAACTTTTCACCAGCCCAAGGTATGTGGAATGGCTGGCAAAGAACATTGATGTGTCGCCCAACGCCATCCCAACAGCCGTGGCATCATTGCAGGAAATTGCCAGGGATGAGGACAACCCGGAGCTTGACGCTTTTGCGGAAATGGTTAGAAGGGCCGAACTCGAAAGAAGCCTTAACAAATAATGGCAAGGTTTGACATCTCCGGCGCGTCCAGCAGGACTCCGTTTGCACCAAAGATGGTGGAAAGGAACGTGACCAGGAATGTTATCCGCAAGGAAATCGAGCCTATGGTCAATGATACGCCGTCCGAAATCAAACCCATGCTTGAGGAGGAGATTATGTCGAGCAACAACACAAATCCGTTGAAGATGGCCGCGCTTCAGACCGTTGATTTTGAGTCCCGCAAGGACAATTACGGCAATCCCAAGATTTACGAGCTTCCCTCCGGCGACATGGGAGGAAGGTACGAGGTAGCCGGTATCAACGACCGCTATCACCCAGAAGCCTACAAAAGAATTTCGTCCTTGCCCCCAGAAAGAAGGGCGGAAGCCGCCGCTCAGTATATTGTGGACTACACCGCTCCGCTGGTTTCCAAGTTACCACAACCCATCCAGCCCTTTGCCCAGGACATGGCGTTTAATCGCGGGATGGGCGGGGCAACCAAGTATATCCAGCAAGGGCTAAACTCTCTTGGGGTTAGGGTGGCTGTTGACGGCAAACTTGGTCCCAAGACCTTGAGCGCAATCAACAGCGTACAGCCCCAAGCCCTTATGCGAGCCGCCAGCGATGCACAGCTTCAGGACGAGTACAGGAAGGCACAGGCCAACCCAGACCGAAAATCCCTGCTAAACGGACTTGAGAACAGAATCCGAAATAGGCTTGCCCTACTCGGAAGCGTCTGATTCGTAGATATAGGTCTGTCCGTTGTTTCCGGCAAAATAATTGCCAACCTGGGTTCTCATATTCCCGGCGGTTCCGTAGGAAAATGAGCCATCCACAACGGTTAAGTTCCCATTGCCGTAATACATATTGCCACAGGAGCCATAAAGACCCTTGGGAGTTATGAATAAAGGCCCGTTTTTAACCACCAGCCCATTGCGGGTGATCGCAACCCCGCGGCCACCGCTGAACACGGCATTGCCGGATGGGTATGTGGTTCCCACGAATTCGTCCAGATCGTCCGCCATCACCGATGCCACCAGCATCGCCATTAGGAATAGTGTTGCTTTCATTAAGCCCAGAATATAAAAAAATGAAATTGTGTCAACAGAAGAAATGAAGCTGGGCAACAGGCAGATCGGGGCGGTCGGGGTTGCCAAAGTCATGGCGGCATTGTTCCGTAATGGCTACAACGTGCTTACGCCGGTTGAGGATTTTTCTGGGTATGACCTTGTGGCCGAAAAGAACGGAAGGTTTTTCCGCATACAGGTGAAGTCAACCCAGGGAACCGAGCGTAACCGATTGTTTTACAGATTCTGCACCGGCACTGGATGCTTTGCCAAGAAAAGATACTCGGACAGCGATGTTGACTACATTATCTGCTACGCACTAGATGCCGATTTGTATTGGCTATTCAAGACAAAAGAGTGCAGTTCAAAAACGAAGAAATGCCACCCAAAGACAGGCTCCTCATGGCGAATCATAAACGACCTCTGACCCCAAAACAGGCTTGGAGGTTGTTTGAGGATGCCATTAGGGAAACTGATGACATATCCCAAGTGGCCGATTGGTTAAGAAAGCACCCGCAGATTGCCAGAAAGATGACGGGAGCCGGATTGCTGGCCTGTTTCGACGAAGATTCTGGGCTTAAAAAAAGTCGTTGACATAAACAAGCCCTTTTGGGCATAGTCGGTTGCGTGAGCCAAGCCGTAAACCTTTCCGACCTTTCAGAACTCCGCAAGCGTGATGTCATATGCATGCTTAATATGATCGTGATGTCAATGTGCCTGGACAACGAATCCAAGGCCGTAACGATCACGGCCAAGGCTTTTAATGATGCCTCTAAATTCACGGAAAAACATCCCAACGCCTACATTCATTTTGACACCGATGAAAATGGAGATCTAAACCTAAGCCTAAGAGAATCTTTATGGGAAAAATAAATTCACGCAGGAAGGGGGCGGCCGGAGAGCGGGAGTTTGCCTCCTATCTTCGGGAGCAGGGATGGCAGAAGGCACGGCGTTCCCAGCAATATGCCGGAGATCCCGAGGGCGGTTCTGGTGATGTGGTGTGTGCCAACTTTCCCTTTCATTGTGAGGTCAAGCGTTGTCAGCAGATCAAGCCGGAGCAATGGATGGAGCAAGCCAAAGGCGACGCTCCAGATGGAAAGATCCCAGCGGTGTTTTTCCGGCGTAACGGAGAGAAGAAATGGCTGGCAATCATCGAGGCCGACGATCTTTGCGAGATTGCGCGGCACATTGCCCCTCCCAATTTCACGGTCAATGTGGTACATACCGCACCGGTTGCCACGACCGTAGCCCAAGGATTTGTGATGCCTTCAACCCCAATAAACCCAAACCAAACATAGAAAGGTAAAATACATGAGCCTAACCCTCAGTGAAACATCCAAAAACACGGAACGCCAGTTGCCCGAAGCCGGAGCGACCGTCGGCGTTCTATTCAGCCTCGTTGACGAAGGAACCCAAAAGGTGTCCTGGGACGGCGAGGAAAAGTGGACTCCCAAACTCCGCTTGGCCTTTGAGTTGCCCGACCAGGTGATCGAAGGCGAGGTGACGGAGAACGGCAAGACGACCAAGGTCACAAAGCCTATGGTTGTATCCATCGAGCTAACCCGAAGCCTCGGAGAGCGTGCAACATTGCGGAAGCACCTCGAAACTTGGCGGGGTCAGGCGTTCACCAGCAAGGAGCTTGCCAGCTTCAGCCTCAAGAACCTCTTGGGCAAGGCTTGCTTGCTGACCTTGGTTCACAAGACCAGCCAAGCCGGACGCAACTACTGCGCCATTCAGGGCATTGCCAAACTGCCGAAGTCGATGAAGGCTCCGGCCACCACCCAGAACAGCCAGGTCTTTTACGAGATCGAGCAGGGTGAGGGCGGTCAGTTCAGCGAACTGCCGGAATGGTTGCAGGAGAAGATCCGCTCCAGCAAGGAGTTCTCCGGTGTGTCTTCGACACCGCAGACCAAAACTGCGGTAAGCACTGACGCGGACGGCAACGCAATGCCGTTCTAATCAAGTGGCTCTTACCCTAACCCAGAAAGAGCCTAGCCAATCCCGTCTGGTCCAAACGGACCAGGCGGGACATTGGTATACCCAAGAAGGCGAGTCCGCCCACGTTGTTATAGGCAAAAACGGCAACGAGCGAAACACCACGGTTGCAGACGCTCGCAAGATGGGATTACTCCCATCGGTTACGAGTGTTTTGAGCATTATGGACAAGCCTCAACTTACTGCATGGAAGGTGGAGCAGGGAATTATGTCCTCGCTTACCCTTCCGAAGGAGGATGGTGAAACACTCGAAGAATACGCAAGGCGGGTCGTCAAAGACTCGAAACAAGCGACAACCAAGGCGGCGGAACACGGAACCAGGATGCATGAATGTATGGAAAACATCCTTCTTGGAAGACCTGTATCCAGAGATGAGGAACTTGCTCCGTATATCAAGACGTTCACTCAGTGGGCTGAAAAGAATGTCGAAAAAACCTATTGGTGCGAAAAGGCACTGGTCGGTGCTGGTTACGCGGGGCGGTGCGATGCCTATGTGCGGTTGTCAGGAATTGGCGATGCCATCATCGACCTCAAAAACCGCAAGGTAAACCCCAAATACGACCCATTCTACGACACCGATTGCGCCCAGCTTTGGGCTTATCGGACGGCCAGCGACAACCCCAAGGCGGCTTGTGTTTCGGTTGTGCTGGCATCCAACGACCCAGAAAAGCTGGTCACGCACCACTGGCCTGAGGAGGAGTTGATCGAGGCCGGAATCGCCTTCAATGCCATGCTTAAGGTATGGGCTTGGTCAAAGAAGTACAACCCACCAGGAATGAAGCTATGAAACCACCCACCATTGAAGAACTTGGCAAAGCCGCCGAGGAAATTGTATGGCGGGTTATGGGCAAAGGCTCGGAGAAATCCGCCTATGGGGAATGGTTTCATGTTGACAAACCGGTACACGATTATCATATAGGACGCGCTATGCGTCATTTGTCCACGGCTATGCTTCAGTTGCAGAAGTCAACGCCTTGCCCGGACAACAACGGCGAAACGGCGGCGGATCACCTCGAAAGGGCGTTGGTGCGTGCGTTGTTCGCCTGGGCGCAAGTTAAAAAGGAACTACCAAGACTATGAAAAAAATACAGGACATAACCGTGACATTCATCTGGGGAGGCAAGGAGGCCACGGCCTTTGCCGATGTGATCTACAAGACGCATCGGATCGACATCGGACCGCAAGGCCATCGTGAGCATTATATGGCCGACGTTCCCTACGATATGGATCTTGTGAACCTTGAGGTTTTGATCGACGGAAACAAGATCAAGGACGACGACAACTTGCGTGAGTTTGCCTCCCAGCTTTTGCTGGAGGAGGCCGACTACCAGCTTTGCGAGATGGCATGAAGTCCTGCGTAGTCACACAAGCCATGGGCGAGGAATGGGCTGAAGTCTTAAAGATTACCAAGCCCCGCATGGAGGAATACTGCAAGCGAACCCAGCAGGATTTTATCGCCCTTGAGACACCCTTGGCTCATCCGGTGCAATACACCAAACTGGTCCTAGGCAACATCATGGCAACCAGGGGATATGACCAGGCGACCTTCCTCGATGCTGATGTGCTGGTTGCGATGGATTGCGAGGACATATCCAAGGTGGATGAGGAGTTTGACTTCCTTGCCTTCAATGAGGGCGAGTATCTTGACAGAAAGAAGGGCTTGGCTGAACTGGCAAAGGCTTTCGGGGCGCAGATTGAGCCAAGATTTTATTTCAATACCGGCGTGTTTGTGATCCGTAAAAATGCAATCGGGGCATTGTCACAACCGCCCTTGGGGTTGTTTCCCAACCACTTTGCGGAGCAAACATGGCTCAATGTCCAGCTTCATCTATGGAACACCAAAACGCTCGACCTTGATCCGGCCTACAACTGCATGACAAGCGTGGAGCAACACTTCGGGCTGGATCGGCACAAGGATGCCTTCATAATCCACTATGCCGGTCAGTCGGGAGACATGGCAAAGTTGAGGCAACAGATCAGGGACGACATCAAGAAGCTGGAGGAGGCCGGAAGATGACACCCGTCAAAGTCATACCCCACGGCGACAAGTGGAGGGTTGTCACGGCTTCTATGGAGAACCCTATCGGTCCGCGCCTATGGGGAGCCGAGCCGCCCAACGGATTGCCACCGGCTGATGATATTTTCGACGACAAACAGAACGCCCTGGACGCGGCTAGGTTATGGAACGCTTATTCGGCCTGGGCCGAGGATCGTTCTGGAAAGAGGAAGAAATGGTCAAAGCTGAAGCGAACAAACTGACCCCGGAGGAACGCATCCAAATGCTTGCTGGGGAGATTGCCATCCGGGCAATTTACGACATCCGGCTCCTTCAGCGCAGGAAGGTTATCATCGGGGACAAACTTGCCCCAAAGAAGAAGCGACCCGGCCTCAAGGACTGCTGTTGTTACCGCGAGGAGGACAACATAAAGAATCTTATTGACGACTTTAGGAACGGAACCGTACTCTTTTGGTGCAGGATGGGCGGGGTTGAAATAGACCAATCAACCCTTAACCGCATGCTGAAAAGGAGTGAAGATGATGGACTACCTGAAGTTTTTTAGCGAGGTGTTTTTCCACGCCGTGTTGTTTGCCTTTCTGATCGGTGGCGGAATATCCCTGCTTATATTTGCCGGAAGTTTTATGTCTTGGCTTATAGCCAAATCCAGGGAGGAAAGGTCGCAATGGACGAATTGGGACAAATAAAATACCTCGGAGATCGCAAGGTCACGATGGTCGAAATGAAATTCGACATGGACGACAAGATGGCCGACAGGCTGGCTCACATCGGATTCAACAGGATCATGTACGAGCGGGATGAGCTTGCCAGCTATGCCATCAGGAAGCTATTGACTGAGTACATCGAAAGGAAGAACAAATGCAAACCGAAAAAGCCTTCAAGCAAAAGATCCTCACGGCGGTAACGATACCGCAAGTCCTGACCCGCTCGCAGTGCGAGATGATTATCCGCGACGCGGAGATCATCGGCATGAAACGTGCGCCGGTGTTGTCGAAGGACGGCACGCAAGTTGTAAACCGCACCCGAACCTGCTCGTCGTGCTGGATTCCCAAAGCACCCCACTTCCAGTGGCTTTACAGCTACCTGGCCGCCGTGGTTGACCAGGCCAACACGGAGCATTACCGATTTGACATAATGGATATGCAACAGCTTCAGGTATTGAGGTATCGCCCCCTGCAAAAGTTCAAGTGGCATTTCGACACTTATGACGGAAGCGACCGCAAGCTGACTTGCGTCATCAACCTATCTAGGCCGGAGGAGTATGTCGGTGGCGGGTTGTGCGTGGATGGAGATTGGGAAGGCGTGGAGAAGTCAACCCATCAGGGTTCTGCCAACCTGTTCCCGACTTGGATGAAGCACAAAGCCAAAGCACCATTGCTAGGCACACGCTGGGCGTTGGTGGCGTGGATCACGGGGCCACAATGGAAGTAGGTCCAACCGAGATGCTGATGTTCGCCATCGGCGTTGCTCTCTTGGCAATGTGGATGGACCGCAAATGATGCTTCAGCTTAATCCCGAAATGTGGATGATGACACCGAAAGGTGAGGGTATGGCATTTATTGTCACGGATTATGGATTGGATCACAATAAAGTCTTTACAATCATGCTTCAGTCTGGTGATATTCTTGACTTCGATATGAAAGATGTACGCAGAACTGAAAACCCAAGTTTCGGGGTAAAAGCACCGGAAGTGCCAAATCCCCATTATCCATAAGGAGGTCAATATGCCACTAGGCAAAGACATCGGAAAAAACATCCGTGAACTACGCGCTGACAACCGCAAGAAGGGATCGGCCAGAGGAGCCGGAGGGAAGCCTCGGTCTCAAAAGCAGATCCTGGCCATTGCGTTGCGTTCCGCCGGAGTTCCGAAGAAGTCCGGTCCACGTCGGTTCCGTATGCGGAGTCGGTGATGGAGGAAAGGACTGAGTGGCTGGCGGACATCCTGGCGCGGGTGCGTCGGAGTCTTGCCAGCCACAGGGACAAGATAAACCATGCCGAAGCGCACAAGGTTCGTGAGATCATTGCGGATGTTGACGCGGCGGCGTTAATCACAAAGGAAATAAGAAATGAACACACAAGAAGCACTGATAGCACAGGTACTTAACAGCAGGGTAACGGCGACCGAGGAGAACGTGAAACTTCTGGAGGCCAGGCTTGTGGCCGCCGTCCAGACCATTCAGGCGTTGCGCCACGAAATAACCCTTGGCCGGATCGAAAGGACAAGGAACAACAAGGACTCCGCAGAGAAGATTGTCGCCGGAATCAGGGACGAGAAGGAGATCGTGGTTCCGCCGGAACTGATGGTCAGGAAGTCAAAGCGGGTCAATCGGGAGCCGGGATTTGTCACAAAGCGGTGGGCTTTGTGGAAAGTCCAGTACGAGGCCGGATACACGGTTCACCAGATCGCAAGGGCGTGGAAGTGTTGCCGGACAAGCGTGGAACACGCAAGGGACATGGGCTTCATCCCCGGATATGATTCGAGGAAAAGCAAATGAAGTACCTATCCGTATGTTCGGGCATCGAGGCGGCCAGCGTTGCCTGGGAGCCTCTTGGATGGGAGCCGGTCGCATTTTCAGAAATCGAACCCTTCCCAGCCGCCGTGCTGAAGCACCGGTGGCCGAAGGTTCAAAACCTAGGAGACATGACAAAGTATGAACAATGGAATATACCAAGCGGATCAGTTGACCTTCTGGTCGGAGGAACGCCCTGCCAATCCTTCAGCGTCGCAGGACTCAGAAAGGGACTGCACGACCCAAGAGGGGGACTCATGCTTACCTTTCTTGAAATTGCTAAAAGTCTCCGGCCTCGATGGGTTGTCTGGGAAAATGTCCCCGGCGTCCTGTCAAGCCACGGAGGAAGGGATTTTGGTTCCTTCCTCGGGGCGCTGGGGGAGCTGGGGTATGGGTGGGCCTACAGGGTCCTGGACGCTCAGTGGTTCGGAGTGGCCCAGCGACGCCGCCGTGTGTTCGTTGTCGGATGTCTTGGAGACGGGGCCGCTGCCGCCAAGGTTTTATTTGAGCGGGAAAGCG